TCGCCCCATATGTCACCATACGGAACTACTGTACAAACTGCAAAATGGTAGTTAAAAAACTTCTAATTAGAACGTAGAATAAAAAACCAATTTGACCTTATGTACAGGCGAGGCAATCTGACTCTTAAAGTTGCCACCTAGCTAAAAGCCTCGAGACAAAACTCGAGGTAAAATACCAGGTGACTCCTATAAAGAGTCGAGAATTGTCTCCTATATGCGCTAACATATGACGTGCGGGTCGCTCGCACGATTATACTCATACCTATGTTTCCATAGTTGCATGAATATTATCGAATTCTAAATAAGACACTCGATCGAATTCTTACAAACTCGAGTGAATAATTATAAATTATGAAATTTACACTGAGACTTCTTAAGAAGTTTCAGTGAGGGCATACTCATAATAAATGGGTACGCCAGTGAAAAAGAATAAGGAAAAGTCCTCACCAACAGCGACATGCTCTTGGAAGACAGTTCCCAAACGTGCAGGATTAGGACCAGTTTGATCAATCAACACATCAGCCGTACGAACGACATGTGAATTACAGTCCAAATCTTGAGCCTGGACGCTCCTTGCAGCAGAAAACCTTTGAGGATAATAATAAGGCAATTCAGCCTCAATAGTATTATTAATCGTCAAATTGGTTGCAGCTGCACCAGCACCAGAAGCGTTTGAAAAACGTGCTGACAAATACTTCTGGATATTCTGCCTAGTCTCAGTCAATGAGTAGAAAGTGAAGTTAAAAGTTCCATTTCCACTATTCGAATAACCTGTTCTAAGAACATAAGGTGACTGAGTAGTATTAACAGCAGAGAAAAAGAATTTTCTCCTTAAAGCTCCACGGAATCCAGCATAAGCTGGAGTGAACCATGAAACATATGGTGTCGGTCCGACTGTCAATGGTGTAGTACCATCGGCAGCCAGATCAATACCTTTAGGATCATAACCAGTGTAATAAGGCATATTCTTATTCCTAACGCTGTTTAAACGGACAGTATCAGCAAGAGCTTGAGAAGGATTCCAAAACCTAGTAAACGTATAACGTTTACACAATTCTCTGATAGAACATGGTGGATCACCATAATAAACCAGATAAGTGTTATCAGTTTGTTCACCTTTTCCTGCAATTTGCATCAACTCTCCTGAAGCTGTTGGTTTATCGCTTTGAGTAGTATCACCAGTCTCTGTATTAGGTTTACTACTTTGCGATTCCAAAACTTCTTCTTCATCAAGATATTCAATGAAAGACTGAGAAGGAAGAGGTTGAGGAAACAAATGGAAGTTATTGATCTTACCATTCGTAGGAGCAGCCAACTTAAAATCATCACAAGCAGAAACGAAAACATTAATGGTAATTGGAGCATCAACACTTGGAGATACAAGATCGTTGAGAACAACCAATTCCAAAATGCCGTTGCCTTCCGTATTATTCTGCAAAAGACGTGAAACCGATGAAAAGTTGGAGCCCGTGGAATATGGTGTACCACATTCCTTCCAAGGCTGGGATTGACCCCACCCGACAACAATTTCAAAATCATCTGTCTCGGCGATGTCAATGACACGGGAATAATTCGTGTTATATTCCACCGATGACGTAAATTGATTCGGGTCCCATCGTACAAGGATACGTCCTTTGTGAAAATCACTTTTGACAATCTGAAACCTAAATTTCAGAGATCCTTGCCACTGCTCAAAAATAGAAGCCATATGTGCCAAAGGCGTCATATGAACCTCTCCATTCACGTTATCAAGCTGCATAGGTAACACACGAGTGTTCCATAGCAAATCATCCACAGAATCTGAAGGTGACCAGCCGAATTGGGTGAGATAAGACTCTCTCTTGACATAATCAAGAATACCCATTTCATCACTGCCATCCAGACCTGTAGTACGTGAATCAACGGTTACCTCTGCCTTGGAATCCAAAGTCAACTTCATTGCAGCATCAGCTGCATCAATGTTGGCAAGATTTCCAGTAGGCGTAGGCTTAAACTGAACAATGTCAGTAATAACAGTAGGTCTACTATAACCAAAAAGTTGAGCAACCTTACTGACAGCATTGGACCCAATTTGGGTAGCTGTCATATAAGGACCAATAATTGGTAAATTAGACAAAGCACCTGCTGCTTTAGCAATAGCCGATGCTGGTTTAGAAATAATTCCTGAACCATATTCATCAGCTGATGCAATATTGTTGCGCTCATCCTTAGCTGATCTACGTCCACTTTGAGAAGTAAGAGGTGGATCAGATGAAGTAGGAATAGTGAGAACAACATCAGATGCCCATACATAAATTGTCACAGTCACTGGATCATCTCCTCCATTTGCATGAAGAAGATTTCCAAATGAACTAATGACAATTTCTCCCATATCGCGCCAATCGGCACTAGGGATACTCAGGTAATTCTTGTCCCAGAAGAATGGCAATGCCAATTCTCCTCCACTATTTGTGGTAGGGTTCAAGAAAAAATGTGGCTTCTGGGAAGCTTGAATCAAATCCTGAGTAATAAAATTGCGATCAATTGTAACCTGGTCACCCTTGATGTAAGGATTATAAGATGTCAAAGCACGTCCATAATGAAATTTAGTGCCTGAAATAACAATCTTTACATTAAGTTTCATGCGAAGCAACTCATAGTTCTTGATTTTATCACGAACATAAGTATTTTCACAAAAAGCTGTCCAAGGATTGAATTTATAGAAAAAGGGCTGACCAACAACCCAAGTTTGCGCAGATTCACGCAATGGACGTTGGAGAAAATTCCCCAACTCACTATCGGTATTGGTAGCTAAGTCCATGGTAGGTTCATAGACACCAACTTTTTCTGTAACCCAACCAGCATCTTGATCCGCAAAAGCAGTGATCTGCTCGGTAGTCATAGGAGACAGTTCTTTCTCAGTAGTTCCTACTGGAGGAGCATCGTCACCCATCATACCTGATTGCGAAATAAGAAGCATAGATTCCAATCTCTCAATACGGTTTTGCAATTGCTTGCAATGACGGTATTTCTTTGATAATTTATCACGCAATTCTTTATTGCGCAACTTAAGGCTTTTAACCTCATCGAGTTCATCAAAAGACTCGACCCTATGGATTTTACTGATATCCATAGAAAAATCATCCGAATTTACGGCTTCGGCAGCCTCATATAAAGTGTATAAAGTATTAGTAATGTAATTTATGAAAATATTATGCAAGGTACATCAATCTATACATAACAGTGCTATTTTGTTGGGCGTCACCCCGTCGCTAAAAAACGACTATACACGACTATCTGTGTAGCTGTCCACACGATCTAGGTAATGCAGAACCTAGAAAAGTATGCGTTAATCATATCACAGACAACTATTTTTAGCTTAACCACCATATAGTTACGGTAGTCCAAGGTACAAGGCCCCCAGGACGGGCCGGAGAAGACGATCTAAAGATCGAACTTCTCACGATACCAAGCGAGGCGTTCATCATAGCTCATGATTGGTCCAACATATCCTTGGATCCCAGCTTCACGAGCTACTTGTTCAAGTTGTGCAACCCTAGATGTGTACACCTCACGACCAAATTCAAAATACTTTAATGCAACATTCTGAATTGCTTCAGCACTTGATTGTTCCATCGTCAAAACTTTGGATTTCAAGTGTGTATGCAACATTTTAGCAATTGAATCCTCCTCAACAGGAGAACGATATAAACCTAATTCTTCATCCCAAACAGCATAATGCTTAAGGAAAGAACAATCTTCCAATGGCATGAAAGGGACAGATTCAGCATCCTTATCAGCCATAGTGTATTTAATACTTACTTTGGCCAACTGATCAGCGATCGCAGTATGATTAAAATCATCATACCCCTTCGCAACAGTCATAATATTGTCATCACCATAAGTAGCGGCTGATACTTTTGAATTGAAAAGTGGAACACTCCACCATTTCTTCTCTTGAGCAATAGCATACCAACAGTAACGCAAATAAAGTGAATTAACAAAACTATTAATTACAACAGTCAAAGGGTGTCCAGATGGATTGGATCCCATAAACTGCACCAAAGTTCCGAAATAGTCATAAGTAGGGTAAGAAATTTCAGTGGCAATACCACGCATGATAATCAAATCATCTGCGTCATAATTTCCACTTTTCTCAGCCAACTTAATCAAAAGTTTGAAAGCAGCAAGCATAACTTGAGGACTCATACGTCCATCAAATTTGGCATAATCGCCTGCAATCGCACGATCCCAACCGTGTTTACCAATGTGTTGAAAGAGTTCAGTCCATTCAGGTGATTGGACAACAACTCCTACAGCACATTCAGTGGCAATCTTATTACGTTGAACCAAAGCAGCAAGAGTAAGGTAGTATTTGCGAACCAACATGACGAAAGGCATGTTAGCAGCCGCAAATACGCGAACCTTATCCTTAGACAACTTAGTAGGTTCATCTTTTAAAGAACCCTTAAACACAGTATTAATGGAATCACCTCTCAAAAGAGCTTCTTCCATCTTCTTGATTTCCTCAAGAATCATAGGATCAACATCACGAGGACAGGAAATTCCTTCCACATGACGATCAGATTTCTCAACAAATTGAGTCTTAGGTCCAGTACCTGGAAACCCAATTGAAGTTGAAAAATTCATAGCATTGAGTCCAAGAACTCCATCAAGTCCAGCAAGATTAACATCATCACTAATCTTACCAACTTTAGCAAGTTCACTGTCAGGAATAGCTGCGAGACTAAGTTCATAATCAATAACAGCTTTCTTCAACAATTTGGAATCAAATTCAGTAGCAGTATCAACCTTGCCACTGATATCCAACACCTTGTGACGTTCAGCACCCATATCCTTAGGAGGTCCATGCTTCTTCTTGATATCCATCACGCTTGTAACAGCGGATGAAATCAATGAAGTAACAACGGCACTCTTAGGAGAAGAGCGGGCTGAACCATTGTGGCCTCCAAACACACGAATCTTAGCATCATTGTCCAAAGATCTAGTGATACATTTTTCGTGCGGAGCTGTCATAGGTCCAAAATTAATACCCATGCTTTCAGTCTGCATAGGTACTGCCGAATGCGAAACCAAGATACCTGGTCTCTCATCCAACTTGGCAATAGTGTCTAACAATACCTTTCTGGATAAAACACCAGCGGCACCGTTATGACCTTTACCAGCCAGATGATGACCAGCAATAAAAGGAATACCATTAGCACTACCTACCAAGGTTGCCATACACAAACCACCGAAGATTTCTTCAGGGAAAGTATACTTATATCCCTGAAAGATACCACCAGCAGATGTAACAACCCTAGAACGGATAGCAGTCATAGTAGGAAATTTCATAACTTTCCCCTCATCATTATACAAAGTGAAAACAGAAACTTTCTTACCTTCATCAATATCCTTAGGATAATAATCGATAATGTCACGATGCAAACCAGCACCGGGACAATACCACACAGCGAAATCCGTTCCGGGTACTCGCAATGCTACTGTATCATCCAATGGCATATTTTTGAAAATATGACCTCCAATCTTAGTAAGTGTCACATATTGTGTTTTAGAAGTTACCATATGATTGGGAACCAAAAGCACATTACTTTTCAAAGGAATAACATTACAAAATTCTCCACTTGGTTTCTGGATAACCATTAACTTTTTGGCAATTAATTCTGTAAAATTATCCATTGAAATAGTACGTGATTTCTCACTAGCACCAGCGTCTCCATAAAGATATTGGCGTTCGCGAGCATGAACATCCCAAAATTCCGTATCCTTCTGCCACGGCTTGGCGTCAGGTTTCAAAACAATAGACTTCGCTGCTTGAGCAGTGGGAAGTTTCTTCCAATTCTTAGCCAAAGTGACTAAAATTTTCCACACACCAATAGATACAAGGAATGAGATGATCTTCAACTTTGAAGACCAACTCATATTCCTGATATATTCAGATGGCAAAGGAACGGAAGCAAACCTCTTAATCACAGCACGACGCATCAAATAAAACCTAATACCGATGTAACTAATGTACAACAAGGTAAAAAGTAAAATCATCCATGATCCACGTACATGCACAACTGCATCATACGCGAGAGTCATACCAATACAAATAGCATAATAACCAATACTATTCAAGATGATTTCCCTCAACTTATTGCGCATCAGATATGCAACAATAAATGATCCAATACGTGAAGTAATGAGCGTGCGCAAAAATGCATTCAACCAAGCAATAAAGCGAATTTCCAAAGCTGAAAGAAACTCCACAACTTCAGATAAATTCGGAATACCAGCTTGTGAATCCAAAACGCATGTATCACACATTCCTACGGGAAGACCACACTCACACAATGGCATATCGACCAAATTTTCCTGGGTAGCAACGAAAGCCCTCTGATGAGCAAAATGCTTCTCAGAGTCAGCTTTCAAAAAGCGGAGCAAAGTCTTAATATCCACATCAATAAGAGGTTTACCCTCGAATTCACGTGGAGTGAAAACAATGGTCCTTGATCTACCACTACGAAACTTATCACCAGTCGTATTTTCCTTGTAACGGGGTTCTTCGACTGTGAAAAGAGCGTAATCGGGAAATTGATCCTTAGCCATATGCGCAATCTTGGAACT